TCAAAGGGTTTTTGACCAACTGGATCGTATATTAGACCGTGGTGAGCGGAATTATAATGGCTGAAAACCCAGAACCCAGCGTTCCTGCACCGCGGCCCACGGACCCTGATGCTCAGTATGCTTACGGCATACCGGATGTTCAGGAGATGGGTATTGGTGCACAGTTTTTGAATATGTTTGCTCCGTATCGTAGTCGTGTGGTTGAGCCGTCATCTACACAGTATATACCTTTGTCAGAACTAGGCATGGACTCTATTCAAGGTGAGGTCATGCGTAAGTTTACTCCGGGTCAGTATGCGGAGCCGGAGTTTGGTCTTAGTTATATGCCTGCGGTTCAGGGCATAGCTTCGTTCTTTTCTGACCCGGTTGAATCTGCCAAAGCCGCAGGTCAGGCGATTATGGACATACCTGAGCAGCAGATGCGTGGTGCTGAAGCCATGATGATGGGGTATGACTTTGCGTATGACCCGGAGACCGGCCAAGAGTTTCGCTATGACCCAACTATGGTTCCGGCAACTACTGCGGTAGGAACGGCAATAAGTATTGCTCGTGAGGGGCCCGGTGGGCAGGTTCTTGGGATTATGGGCGGTCGGTTTGCCAAAGATGGTCAGGGTAAATATGAAACGGCGGTGAAGCTTTACAAAGAAGGTAAAAGCGATCAAGAAATTTTTGATGTTAGCAAAAGTTATTTAGACGTAGATGTGTTAGGTGCGAGCCGTAATTATGAAGACGCTTTCCGTTTTGAAATGCCTACGGCTAATTCTAAGTTAAACGAAAAAGAAGTCTTTGATGGTCGGATGGAGGGCTTTCGGTCGGTTGAAATTGATGATGAGTATGGAAGTTTTTCTGTTAACGATGCGCCGTATGCGCGGCTTGAGCAAATCTTAGATTTTCCGGAGTTGTATGAGCAGTATCCGGAGATAAAAGACTTGCGGGTAGCGCGGATAAATAGTTTTGGCGGCGCGTTTTATGATCCGGAAAAAAACTTTATTGGCGTAGCGGACCAGTTAAATAATGAAAAGTTTCAATCTGCACTATTACATGAAGTTCAGCATTGGGTCCAACACAAGGAAGGGTTTCCTACCGGGGGTAACGCGCAGACTATAGCGGAGCAGCTAGCTTATCGCATGGATGCGGAGGACCCTGAGATGTTGAAGGGTCCAGCTAGGGATTTGTATCAATCTTTGTATGGTGAGACTGAAGCGCGGACCGTACAGCGTCGTTTTTCAGACCCGGAAGAGGCCAAGTTAACTCCGCTTGTAAGTAGGCGTAAAGAATCGCCTGACACAGACATTTCTATGGATATAGTTGATGCCGTTGATCGCGGCGAAGAGGCCTTGATTGATGCGTTGGAATACGGGGACATTAGTTACTCTGATATTTATCCGGAAACTTTTTCTGGTGGTAGTGGCCAACCGCTGAAGAAAGGTTCGGTAGGGTTTTATCCCAGTGAAAAGATACAGCGTGACCCCGACACGATTTATTATAAGGGGAGGCCTATAGAGGAGTCTAGTTCTGTTCCGGAAGAATTTGGTCTCGATCTTGGCGGTTTAACAATCGGACCCGAAACTAACAGGTTCTTCTTTGAAGATTTAGGTTTTTCTGAGGTGCGTCTTGGGCCTAGTCTGGATATCAAGGGGGACGTCAGGCCAAACGAAATTGAGATCCAAACACTAATCGCAAAACCGCGTCGCTCGGGCCACGGCACAGAACTTATGCGGCGTTTAACTAAACAGGCCGACGAAACGGGGACTACTCTCAGGCTGACCCCGCGTCCGATTGCGTCTGCCGGGGAAGCAACTATACCCGTTGAGGACCTTGTTGATTTTTACAAAAAGCAAGGCTTTGAATATTTTGACCCGGATCCGGACAATCCTGACATAGACCGAGAAATGGTCCGTTATCCGCGAAAGGCGCAAGGCGGCGTAGTCAGTCTGTTAGATATAGCCCAAAATATGACTCGCGGCCCACGGGGCGTGGGTAGTTTAGCTCCGGTGGCTAGAAATATGTATAGGACTATGGTAAGTTAGTCTTGAAGGAGATAACGCATGGCTCGTAAACCGATTGCTGGGATGGTGGAAACCAATGTTCCTGCGCAGCTTGATCCCGAAGATTTGGCGGCTGAGGTAGAACTTGAGATCCCCGGTTCGATGGACGACAACGTCGTGTCTTTCGAGGGTATGGCGGAGAACATGGACATTGAGATATCGCCAGAAGAAGATGGCGGTGTCACCATTGACTTTGAGCCTGCGGATCAGCGCGGTGCGAGCGATGATTTTTATGTAAACTTGGCTGAGGAAATGCCTGAAAGGGAACTTGGCCGCATAGCTGGTGAGTTGTTGGGTGAGTTTGATGCCAACAAAGCTGGCCGACAGGATTGGGAAGATGCTTACGCTAACGGTTTGGAGTTGTTGGGGTTCAACTACGAGGAGAGGACGCAGCCCTTCCGGGGGGCCTCCGGGGTCACGCATCCTTTGTTGGCTGAGGCGGCTACGCAATTTCAGGCGCAGGCGTTCAATGAGTTGCTGCCGTCCAGTGGGCCGGTGCGAACTGCTATTATGGGGTCTGAAACAAGAGAAAAACAAGCCCAAGCCCAGCGCGTAAGGCATTTTATGAATTTCTACATCACGAATGTGATGGAAGATTACACCCCTGACATGGACCAGATGCTGTTTTATCTGCCATTGGCGGGTAGCACGTTCAAGAAGGTCTACTATGACGAGACTTTGGGCCGTGCAGTAAGTAAGTTTATCCCTGCTGAGAACCTGATTGTGCCGTATGAGACGGCAGATTTGGACACTTGCCCAAATATTACGCAGGTTGTGCGTATGAGCCTCAATGATTTGCGCAAAAAGCAAGTTGCGGGGTTCTATTTGGACATCCCGGTTATCCCGGCACAGGCCGAAATGGATAGTGTGGGTGATGAAATTGACCGGATTGACGGCACTTCTGCTACGCAGATTGACTATGACTGCACAATTTTGGAGTGTCACGTCGATTTGGACCTTGAGGGGTATGAAGAAGTGGACGATGACGGTGAACCTACCGGCATCAAAGTACCGTATGTTGTCACCATCAGTCAGGACAACGGGCAGGTATTGGCAATTCGTCGAAATTACCGTGAGGATGATGGTTTAAAGCGTAAGATACAATATTTTGTGCATTACAAGTTCCTTCCGGGTTTTGGTTTTTATGGTTTAGGGCTTATTCACACAATTGGCGGTCTGTCACGGACTGCCACGGCGGCGCTGCGACAGTTGATCGACGCTGGTACGTTGTCCAACCTCCCGGCGGGCTTCAAAGCTCGCGGGCTGCGTATCAGGGATGACGACGACCCGTTGCAGCCCGGTGAGTTCCGCGATGTGGACGCTCCCGGAGGGGCTATTCGTGACAGCCTGATGCCGCTGCCCTTCAAAGGCCCGGACCCCACCCTGTTTAACTTGCTTGGTTTCGTGGTTCAGGCGGGTCAGCGGTTCGCGACCATTACTGACATGAAGGTAGGCGACGGTAATCAGCAAGCTGCTGTTGGTACGACTATTGCGATGCTAGAGCAGGGCTCTCGTGTGATGAGTGCGGTGCATAAGCGCTTGCATAACGCGATGCGGGTTGAGTTTAAGATACTTGCTCGTGTGATGAGTGAGAGCTTGCCGCAGGAATATCCGTATTCTGTAGAAGGTGCGGACGCTACGGTGATGCGGTCTGACTTTGATGACCGCGTGGACATCATTCCGGTTTCTGATCCGAATGTGTTTAGTCAGGCGCAGCGGATTGCTTTGGCTCAGACCAAGTTGCAGTTAGCTGGTGCGGCTCCTGAGTTGCACAATATGTACGAGGTGTATCGGGATATGTACGATGCGCTTGGTGTGCGGGACGTGGATCGTATTATGCGGCGCATTCCTGACGATGAGCCGACTCCGAAGGATCCGGCGCAGGAAAACATTGACGCGATGGACACGGTTCCGTTGCAGGCGTTTGAGGGTCAGGAGCATGAGGCACATATTATGGCGCATATGGTATTTGGCTCTACGCCAATGGTTGCGGGAATGCCTGCTATTGCTATGGCGCTTCAGAAGCACATTATGGAGCACGTGAAGATTTCGGCTCGTGAGCGGGCGGCGGTTGAGTTTATTAAGTCCCGTCAGCAGGCTGGCGGTGAAGCGGCCACTGAGGACGAGATGTTGGCTATTGAGGGCTTGACGGCACAGTTTGTTGCCGAGGGTATGCAGATGGTCAAGCAAATGTCCTCGCAAGTTGCTGGCGAAGGACCGGATCCGCTGGTTCAGCTTAAAGAGCAGGAGCTTCAGATCAAGGCACAGGCGGAGCAGGCGGACGCACAGAACGACCAAGCCAAGTTGCAGCTTGATGCACAGAACCAGCAGATGCGGGCGGATCAGTTCCAGCAGCGGTTGGCGGCGCAAGAGCGTCAGACACAGGCACGTATTCAGTCTGCCATGGAGCGTGAACTGTTAAAGCTTGGGAGGGGCGGACAATGATTGATAAGTCTATCCGATATTTTGAAGAGGGTGGTTCGGTTGCTGACCTAGAGAAACAACTTGCCGATATTCTTGCAGAACAAAAAGAATATCGGCAAAACTATAGAAATGTGGTGGGGCCAAGGTCTGCATACGATATAG